AAAAGAAAGCCGCAAAGTTCAAGCATATTGTAGAATTTGCAGAACTCAAGCTCAAAGGCTTGCCGGCTGCAAGTTTAGTAGACAAAGCAGAAGCCTGGTTGTACGACACTAAAAAACGCAAGTTGATCCACCTTATGGCAGATGAATACACCAAAGTTTTCACGGTGAAATCCAATGCTGTTATTGGATTTAGCACAGTAGACAGCCAACAAAAAACTGTGCGTAAGCCAGCAGAGGTACTCCGAGCCATGGGTGCCGCAGGCAAGCCAGCCGCTAGAAAGATCTACAAGGACTTGACCACTACAGAAACACCGTTCAACGGACGTGGTACAGAGAACTTGATCATTCTCAAAAGCTGGTAAATAAAGGGGACGGAGTCCCCCAATGGCAGAACAGCAACAAAACAGTCTCGAAACACTCAAGCAAAATCTCAATGATTATGTGCGGCTTCAACTTGGTGGTGATATTGTAGACATCGAATTGGACCCTGCACACTACGAAACAGCGTATCAAAAAACCATTGGCACCTATCGTCAACGTGCTCAAAATGCCTATGAGGAAAGCTATTCCTTTATGGAACTGGTGCGTGACGTAAACATTTACCAACTACCACAGGAAGTTGTTTCTGTAAGACAAATATTTCGCAGAACTTTTGGCGATTCTACTGGACCATTTGCCTCAAACTTTGATCCGTTTGCACAGGCCAGTTTGAACGTTTACCTGATGAACTTCAACGTAGCCGGTGGTCTGGCCACATACGATTTCTACAGCCAATATGTAGAATTGGCCGCACGTATGTTCGGCGGCTATGTAAACTACACTTTCAATCCAGTGACCAAAAAATTACAGATCATTCGTGATCCCAAAGGCACTGGCGAGAATGTGTTGCTTTGGTGCTACAACCTAAAGCCCGAAATCAATTTACTCAGTGACTATCAGATCCAACAATGGATCAAGGACTACATGGTAGCCAATTGTAAAATGATCATTGGCGAAGCACGTGAAAAGTTTGGCACCATTGCAGGTCCGCAAGGTGGCGGCACCCTTAACGGTGCGGCCATGAAAGCCGAAGCCAAAGAAGCCATGACAGCCCTAGAAGAACAACTCAAGCTGTACATGGATGGTTCGCAACCGTTGACCTGGGTAATTGGCTAATCATTTGTAGACTTAGATTTAAAATTCTGTTATACTTGCAGTATGGCAGATTTAATGATCGATCTTGAAGGGCTTGCAACAGGCCCAGACACTACAATACTAACTATTGCGGCCCAGAGCTTTGACCCGTTTGGGCAAGGACATTCTGGCCAGAGTTACTATGCTAGAGTCACATTAGAAAGCCAAGAAGACCGTGCCATTGATCAAGGCACAATTGAATGGTGGGCTACACAACCTGCTGTAGTTCGAGACGAAGCGTTCAACGAACAAGGCCGTATTCCTCTAGATCAAGCATTAGATGGGCTAGGCCGGCTGATTTGGCACTCCAACAGAATCTGGGCACAAGGTCCCACATACGACATGAACATCCTAGAGCATGCTTACAAGAGCTACAGTAAAGCACTGCCTTGGAAATTCTATGCAGTTCGTGACAGCCGCACAGTTTTCAGCTTGTGGCCAGATCAGCCCATCCCTCCCACTAGCCATCATGCACTAGAAGACTGTCGTAGACAGATTGGTATGTTGCAACGTACTCTAAAACACCTTAACGTAACCTCACTCAAATGACACTTCCTAAACTGCTTGTTATTGGCAATGCTCGACATGGTAAAGATACTGTGTGTGATATTCTGCGTGAAGAATTTGGCTATAGTTTCCGCTCTAGTTCGGACTTTTGTGCTGAAAAGTTTATCTATGCAGAACTCAAAAACAAATATGGATACACTAGCTATGCACAGTGTTTTGAGGATCGACACAATCATCGAGCAGAGTGGTACAACATGATTCATGCTTACTGTAAAGACGATTATGCTAGACTGGGCAGAGAAATATTTGCTGAAAATTCAATCTACTGCGGACTTCGTAACAAGAGCGAGTTCCATGCCATGCGTAACACTCAGGTGTTTGATTGTGCTGTTTGGGTAGATCGTAGTAATCATTTGCCAGCTGAGGACAAGTCTAGCATGAGCTTGGAAATTTGGATGGCTGATTATGTGATTGATAACAATGGCACCTTAGAAGATCTCAAACGCAACACACGTGAACTAGTTACACGTCTGGTTGCAAATCACCGGGCCGCCATACTGAATCAGTTTTTGCTAAGTCGACTTCACAATTACGGCACACTGTTTTGAGATTCTTTTGAGCAGTATTATTAAGATCACCATCCACGTGATACACTAGAGCTTGTGCTGAATAGCGGGCTTTGAATCCGCAACGATCGCACGTCATTTTTTTCTTGTACCCTGCTGCCTCCCAGCGGGGTATTCTCTTTTTAAGACCCCGACCTTTGCGCAAGCAGTTGTCACAACGACTGCGATAGTGCTTGACTCCGTCTTTGACGTAGTTTACAGCACAAGGTCTTTGGTTACAGGCCTGACACACGGGTCTTTGCATGAGATATTTATGGTGGACCTTTGCCAAAGGGCAGCGTAGAGCGGCAATTTTGGAGGATATCTATAAATATTGATATCTTGAAAAGGAATAGACCATGGCTCTAATATCACCCGGCGTAGAAGTAACAGTTATTGACGAAAGTCAATATATCCCTTCTGCTGTCAACACAGTACCTTATTTTCTCATCGCCACAGCACAGAACAAAATCAGTGCCAGCGGAATCGGTGTAGCTCCAGGTACCTTAGCAGCAAATGCTAACAAAACATATCTCATCACCAGTCAGCGCGATTTGGCTGCCACTTTTGGCGTACCATTCTTCTATCAGACCACTGCTGGCACAGCTATCAACGGTTACGAACTCAACGAATACGGTTTGCTTGCTGCATATAGTTCGTTGGGCATTACCAATCGTGCGTATGTTCAACGTGTGGACGTAGACTTGGCAGAACTTACTGCTAGTTTGACTCGTCCTACTGGTAATGCAGAATCTGGCAGCTACTGGCTAGATGCAGCAAACAGTGTATGGGGTATCCAGGAATGGAATCAAACCACTGCAACATTTACAGTAAAAACACCACTGATAATTACCGAAGACACCAGCGTAGTCAACGCAGGCAGTGGTAACTATGCCCCATTGCAAAGCATTGGCAGCATTGGTGACTACGCAGTAGTTGAACAGGCTGTTAATATTCCAATCTATTACAAAAATGCTAGCAACCAATGGGTTCAGTTGGGAACCAATGCCTGGAAAGACAGTTGGCCCACAGTAACTGGTACAGGTACTCCAACTTCTTTGGTCAACGGCTATGACCTTTTTATCAACGACAGTTTGGTTGCTGTGGGATTCAATGGAACCGCAGCCACAGTGGCTGGATATGCACAGGCCATCAACGACACCAATATCACTGGGGTCTCAGCTGGCGTCATCAGCGGTAAGTTGGTTATATATGCAGATTCTACTGCGGCCAACGATGGTTCAACACTGAGCAACAATGGTTTGATTACCATTGACATAGGTCCTAACAGCGGATCTGTATTGTTGGCTAGCCTTGGACTTCTAACTGGTGAATATGCAGCACCAACTTATTTGCCTGCATACAGCTATCAGGCTCCCCGTTGGAGAAGCACAGATACAAGCCCACGCCCTACTGGTTCTATCTGGAATAACATGAGCCCAGCAAACAATGGATTAAACATTGTTATGCGGGTGTACAATGCTGCACTGGGATCGTTTGTTGCACAAACAACTCCAGCATATGAAAGTAACGCAACATCAACTTATGGATTTGACCCAGCAGGCGGTGGAAAAAATATTCCTGTTGGTACAACTTACATTCAATGGAATAATAATCAGATCAATACTGGTGGTATAATATCAGCTGCCTTTACCATATTCAAACGATATGCACTAGGAGCCACAGTAGTCACATCCAGCATCAACGATGCAGTTTTTAGTATCGGCAACAGTTTCCAGATCAGAGTAACCGAAGCAGGATCAAACGCATTTGCCGGTCCGTACCTTGTAACATTAGCTGGAACAACACCTACAGATTTTGTCACCGCGGTCAGTGCGGCTAATGCGCCTTACACAAGTGCGTCTATCAACAGTGATGGATATATTGTGTTTACCCATTCCCAGGGCGGAACAATTAGTCTAACTGACGTTTCTGGAACACCAGTTGCGTTGGCCGGTTTTACTGCAAGTACCCCACTGTGTCGAGCATCGGGTAGAGTTGCTAGTACATTGGTATTATCTAACTGGGTAGCTAATCCACTGTTTACATACACTGCCAGCACCACAGAACCAGATCAAGATCCAGCAAATGGACGCTTGTGGTACTACAGCACTGTAAGCGAAGCTGATATCATGATTCAGAACAACAGTGCCTGGACAGGATATCGAAACGTTACTAACGATGTTCGCGGTTTTAACCTCAACTTGACCAACGCTGCAGGTCCTATTATTGCTGCCACAGCACCAACCACACAGACAGATGCCAACACAAGTCCATTGCAACTTGGCGATTTGTGGATTGATACCAGCGACTTGGAAAATTATCCTAAGCTGTATCGTTGGGAACCACTGAATGGAGTGAATCAGTGGGTAGCAGTTGACACATCTGATCAGGTTAGCGAAAATGGTATCTTGTTTGCTGATGCACGTTGGAGCTCAACAGGCACTGCGGATCCCATAGCTGATCCTATTCCAACTATTGTATCATTGAACACTGGAACTGGTGCAAACTATTTGGATCTTGATGCTCCGAATCCTGATCTATACCCCCAAGGTATGTTGTTGTTCAACACTCGTCGCAGTGGCTACAACATCAAGCGTTTTGCATTAGACTATTTTAATACTGAAAGCACCAGCTACAGTGTTGACGCTTATTCTGCAACAACAGTGTATGTCTACAACGACTTTGTGGTCTACAACGGCATCATCTATGTGTGCAAGCTTGCACCTCCAAGTGTGGGAACCTTACCTACCAATACAACCTATTGGTCTGTGATTGATACCAACACCTGGGTAACTGCCAGCGGCAACAAAGACAACGGGTCAATGTGGTCAGGACGTCAAGCTCAACGCCAAATGGTTGTTGAAGCACTGAAGAGTGGCATTGACACCAGCAGCGCCGCACGTGAAGAACAAAGCTTGTACAGCTTGATTGCTACACCTGCTTATCCAGAACTGATGCCTAACATGATTGCACTCAGCAACGAGCGTAACAACACCTTGTTTGTGGTAGGCGACACACCAATGCGTCTGCCATCTACAGGAACAGATCTTGCTGCATGGGCTACCAATAACAATGGTCTAGGTTTGCCAACAGAAGATGGTTTAGTTTCTGCTAGCCAGTACATGGCCACGTTCTATCCAAGTTGCCAAACCACAGACTTGTCGGGCAACCAAGTGGTCACAGCACCAAGCCACATGATGATGAGAACCATCATCCGCAGTGATAGTGTGAGCTATCCATGGTTGGCTCCAGCTGGTACACGTCGAGGCGTAGTTGACAACGCCACAGCAATTGGTTATATTGATTCTGCCACTGGTGAATTCCAGCAGATCAACGTGGGACAAGGTATTAGAGATGTGCTGTACGAAAACGACATCAACCCAATTACATTTATTCCAGGTGTGGGTATTACCAACTTTGGTAACAAGACCACAACCAGTATTACTAGTGCACTGGATCGTATCAACGTGTCACGACTGGTTGCGTTCTTGCGTGGACGTTTGGAAGAGATTGGCAAGTTGTACTTGTTTGAACCCAACGATGAAATCACTCGTAACGAGATCAGTAACACTGTTAACAGTTTGATGATTGACTTGATTTCTAAGCGAGCAATTTATGACTACTTGGTAGTGTGTGATTTGAGCAACAACACACCTGCACGTATTGATCGTAACGAGCTGTGGGTAGACGTTGCCATCGAACCAGTGAAAGCAGTGGAGTTTATATACATTCCATTGCGTATCAAGAACACCGGTGAGATCTCTGGAGCAGCAGCCTAATAAACTGGGGGGTTAATTTTTAACCCCCCAGTTAAGGTAAATAAAGACATAGGAGATATAAAAATGGCAGTTTCATCATTACAGAGAATGACAGTACCGTTGGCCAGCGATCAAAGTGCAAGCACTCAAGGTCTGCTGATGCCCAAACTCAAATATCGCTTCCGCGTGATGTTTGAAAATTTTGGAGTGACAACTCCTCGTACAGAATTAACCAAACAAGTGATGAGCTTTGCTCGTCCCAACTTGAGCTTTGAAGAAATCACATTGCCTATCTACAACTCAACACTGAAGTTGGCAGGCAA